CTACCGAGTCGAAGCGGTAATGGAAGCCCTAACCCTATTCAACGATGAATATAGGAGTGCCTTCCCTGAAGCAACTGACGAGATCTTCTCCCCTAAAACCCCTGGAAGATTCTTCGACATGCTGATCCTCTATCTACGTCAATATGCCGATGACCTTACCAACTACAAGGTATACAAGACAGAGTTTGGCGGGACTATCCACCTCTCACCCAAGCACAAGGTAGCCTTCAAGATGGACACTGTTCTCCAAGATCAGCGTGACGGAAAGTACTGCTCTCTTGAGCATAAAACTAAAGGTGGTAACTACATCTCCGACTCCTACCTCTACGAACATATGATGGGGATTCAGTGTGGCACTTACACCCATGTCCTCAACTGTCTCTTCCCACCTGAGGAGGTAAGCGGAATCATCATCAACTGTATGTGCTTTAAGAAAACCAAGATTGCTGATTACATTCTCAAGAGATTTTCCATAAACTATTCCAACGCCCAGATGTTCAACTGGTTGGAGAATACAAAGAGCTGGATGGATCGCATCTATAAGGACTATGCTCTGCTGGCAGGAACTACTATAGGAGCCGACCGTATGGATTGCTTCCCTCTAAATGGCCGCAGCTGCTGTAACTGGGGAAGAACCTGCACCTACCTTGGCCTATGTAATAGTTGGAACAATCCTATCCAACATCAGGACAGGATGCCTGCGGATATGAAGGTTGAGTTTTGGAATCCTCTGGAAGAGGATCTTCGGGAGGTACTCAGCCTATGAGTGATGATCATTTGATCTTAAAAGATTCTAAATCTAGTCCAGAATTAATCGGAGGACTAACCATTGAAGATGAACGTCAGGCTGAATTAACCCTACTTATGCTCCTTGAAGATATGCCTCAAGAAGATAGAGTTCCATTCCTTAAAGAGAATAACATTTCTTACGAAGAGTTTAACAGAATCTACGAAAAATGGTTCAGAGTTCTAGAACGCTACAGAAAGGAGAAAGCAGATGCCCGAACCAACGAAACCCTCAGCCCCGCCAATAACTCAGACTCCAGTGAAACCTCTTGAAGCTAACCTAACCCAGGCCGCTTCTGAGAATGCAGAGTCTATGTACAAAGGTCAGAAGTCCCAACTCATTCTTGGTATATCCAAGAGTGGGCGGGGAAAGTCAACCTCCATTCGCAATCTTAACCCGGAGAATACCTTCCTAATCAACGTGATGGGGAAACCTCTTCCATTCCCCAAAGGTATGCAATACCAAGAGAAGAAGAACATGCTGAACTCAGCCGATCCTGCTACCATCTCACGGACTATGATGGAAGTATCGAGGGATGAGAAGTGGAAGCACCTAGTCATTGATGATGCCCAGTACATCATGGCTACTGAGTTCATGGCTAAAGCCCTTGAAAAGGGGTTCGATAAGTTCACTCTCATGGCTAAACATATCTTCGACGTAGTAGTACTGGCTACTAAGTTACGAGGGGGACTGAAAGTCTTCATCCTTACACACGAAGAAGATACTGGAACCGAGAGGAAGATGAAAACTCTGGGTAAACTCCTTGATGATAAGGTTACTCTTGAAGGCCTTAGTACCATTGTCCTCTTTGCAGAAGTGGTAGCTGACGACACCAAGCGTGCCTACTACTTCACCACTCAAAGTGATGGCTACACCACAGCTAAAACTCCATTCGATATGTTTCCCTATCGGATTGATAATGACTTGGATCTTGTGTCAGAGGATAGATGAGTACTATAAGGGAATCCCTCTGAAGGATTCTAAACTGAAGTTCTTACCTTAATAAGGAGGAAGTTATGTACGAAATCACGATTAAGAAAATTGCTATGAAGACTCAGCCAGCATCTAAAAGTTATGAGAAAATTTCTGATACTGGAGGTTCTGATGGGGGAGTTAAGTATGATTATGTAACTAAACCCCCTTATGATAAGGAAGTATCTGAAGTAGTTTATCAGCAGTCAATAGAAACTATAAACATTATAGATGTTGTAGCTGCTATTAATAAAGTAACCTTTCATAAATAAGGAGGAAGTATGCCTGAGACTAAGAAGTACTGTACACCACTACCTGAAGGATTGCCCGGGGTTCCAGATCCTAATGATACTACACCTTCGGAGATTGAGTCTAAAGATCTACTGGATAATATCCTCAAAGATGATAGCGTGGGAGGCCCAGATGAGCCTGAATGGGAATATCTTAGTAAAGATTCTGACGGGCCTGAATTCGAAGATGGTCCCGAAGTTCCTGGATGGGAAGAACGTAGTAAGGATACTGAGTTTGGCATAACTGATGAGTCTACTCCTCAACCTACTTGTGAAGCCAATCCTAAATCCATTGGATGCAAAGTGCTCGGAGATCAATTCATCTATGCAATCCAAGGTCTAATCGCCGACCTTGAATCAATAAAACCTCCCGGCTATGTCCTCGCTGTAGGAAAGCTAAAAGGTGCAATCATCAAACTTCAGGCTGGCAACTAAACCTGTCCTGATAATCAGCGCATAAGCGCTAATCAACAACAAGGAGCATTGCAATGAGTGAAGAAATCTATCAAGATGTAGCAAGTGAAATGGGTGAGAGTATTCTTGACATCGACACAGGTGATGCAGTTGAGCCTACTTGTGTTGAGGATGGGGAGTATAAGATCCGCATCACTGGCTTCAAGAAGGACAATGATGGTAAGATCGTTCGCACTAAAACTGAAACTGGCAATAAGTTCTTCATCGTGAACTTCGATATTCCTTATGAAGCCTCATCCAAGAACTTCAGTAAGATCTTCTCTGTGCCCGTCGAAGGTATGGATGCCAAGCGTCTCAATGGTGTGAAGTGGGATCTGGAATGTTTGAAGAGAGCATTCAATCTGACTGAGTTGAACTTCAATGAAATGGTAGGGAGGGAGGGTTATGCTATTCTCCGTAAGTCCAGCTCCGAGCAGTATGGTGAGCAGAATGATATTGTGAAGTTTATTATCGGTGCGTAAATAAATCGCTAAGGATAGTTTAATTGGGAAAACACGGTCGGCTGTCGCTGGCTAAGGCCCCTTGACGAAAGTCAATAGACGCCTTATTTGTAGGTTCGACTCCTACTCCTTAGCCCGAAGTAGTTAGCAAATGAGATTGTGAAGTTCATCATTGGTGCGTAAAGTTTGAGGCATGATTTTATTAGAGGCTCTTATATGTAGAGGTAAGGTAAGCCGGACGCTCCGGTAATCCTTTGATAAAATTACTAGTGGGTGATGAGCCTGGACGTATGAAGAAACACAGAGCTTTCATAATGCCTCAATTAGTAGTTAGTAGTTAGCAAATGGTGGCGGAATTGGTAGACGCTACGGAGTAAGTCCGTAATGTGACGGTAAACAACCCGATTACAGAGGGGATGAAGCTGGCACTGTAGCCCCTCACAGGCTACAGTAAATAGGCCCGAGAGTCCAGCTGTGCAGGTTCGAGTCCTGCCCATTTGCTACATTGATTAAATCCACATAGCAAGGAAGGGATACTAATTCCCCAGATAATAATGTCTCCTAAGAAAGTAGATGAGTTATATAAAGATATAGAATGTATATGCCCACTATGTAGACAAACCCATGTGATGGAACTCTACTGGACTGGCCTAGGCATTCCCCGAAAGTATTGTAAACCCTGCTTGTCTATAATCTCAGGAACTTTCAACGCTATAAAAGTAGGTATAAGGAGGGCCCTCATACGTGAGCACGGATCAAAAGAGTAGCTCAGCAGGTGGAGATTATCGTCCACGTCTAGCCGCTGAACTCACTCCTGAACAGCATCAAAAGCTTCTACAGATTCTCCCTCATGGAATGCAGAAGCCCTTATTTCAAGCCATAGTGCAGGGAATCCTAGATCTCTACGATAAGGGAGGTCTTCCCGCTATAGGCGCCATCGTATCCAACCACATTGGGATTACCCAAGTTGTAACCTGTGGGCTATCCCGTTCTCGCAACAGTCAAATAGAATTCTTTGAAAAGAAATTAGAGGAACTTAGGAATGGCAACGATTGATTCCTTAGGAATTTCCATATCAGATATGACTCGCCCTGAACTTATGGCTAAAATCCACAAGATCAGAGCCACTCGTCGTACTCGTCCACTTGCTCGTAAGTCTGCACCAGCTAAGGTCTCTCGTGCACCTAACAAGAAAGCTCCAAAGCAACAAGATTTATTCGCCCTCGCCAATGGTATGACTACTGAAGCAAAGGCCGCCTTAGCGGCATCCCTTATGAAAGGAGTTAAGAAATGACACCAGAAGAAAAGAAAGAATTCCTAAAGGAGTTCCTTGATTTTATAATCGGAGTGGAGGATCTGACCCTTTGTCAAGAGTCCAATGATCCTGAATCGGATCAAGAGTTTGTTGTAACTGATAAGGATGAATCGGATCTTGTAGGAAATTTCCTTAAAGTACACACTAGGTTGAAGGAAGGCTGCTGATGAACACTCCTGAAATTCCTCTATCCTCTATTGAACTTGGTGAACGTTTCAGAAAAGATTACGGAAACATTGAACAACTAATGTTCTCCATCAAGAAGAATGGACTCATTACTCCAGTGGCTGTAGGGGTGGCTGATAAGGTTAAGGTGAATCGAGAGAGTGATCTTCCTTACATTCTGCTTGCAGGTGGTAGGAGAATGGCCGCCCTTACAGCAATGGGCTGGACTTCCATTCCTGTGCGCATCTACGATCAGCCTATCTCGGAACTCGATCTACGATCTATTGAACTAGCAGAGAACTTTGACCGAAAGAGTATGGAGTATGCTGAAGAGGTTGCCCTGATGCGCCAAATCAACAATCTCCAAATCGCTATCCACGGTCCTAAGATAGCCCGCAGTCCTGATGCTCCTGGATGGAGTCAAGCGGACACTGCTAAGTTAGTTAAGAAAGATGCATCTACTGTGGCTAAAGATCTTCAATTGGCTGAGGCTATTGAAAAGTTTCCCGAACTCCAACTGGACAAATGTAAGAACAAGGCCGATGCTTTCAAACGTCTGAAAAATGTAAGTAAGACTCTCACTAACTCAGCCCAAGCTTCCGCCTACACTAAGGGTGCTGGCTCCAACGATAAAGTCTTCAAGAGACTCTCCTCCTCTTACATCATCGGAGATTGTCTTGAGACCTTTGCTAAGATTCCTAACAACACCTTGGACTTTATTGAGATCGACCCCCCTTACGCAATCGACCTACACAAAGTTAAGAAAGACAATGAGTGCATGGGATATAACGAGATAGACAAGATGGAGTATGCTTCATTCATGTCCAAGGTATTCCAAGAATCCTATAGAGTTCTCCGTGAAGGTTCATGGATAGTGTGTTGGTTTGCAGCTGATCCATGGTTTCAAGAAGTTGCTGAGCTAATGAGAGGAGCTGGATTCAAGATGAATCTAATTCCTGCCCTATGGGCTAAACCTCAAGGACAGACAGCCCAACCTGAAACCTTTCTAGGTAACTCCTATGAGATGTTCTTTTATGCTAGGAAGGGGCAGGCCAAGCTCCAGCGTCCGGGAAGATCTAACATATTCCAACACAATCCAGTTCCGCACACTCAAAAGTACCACCCAACTCAACGCCCCATTGAGTTGATGAATGATATCTATACTACATTCGCTAAACCCGGAACTAACGGATTCATTCCATTCTTGGGAAGTGGAGTGGGCCTTATAGCCGGCCATCAAAATAGTATAAATATGATAGGTACGGATCTTACTCAACAATACAAGGATGGTTATATCCTCCAACTTAAATCTATATTAGGAGCAACCGAATGATCCTCTTCTTCGACACTGAGACAACTGGCCTTCCCAGCGGTAAGATCCCCTTCAACCATCCTAATCAACCAGCGGTCCTCCAACTTGGAGCAGTCCTTACTGACGACGATGGCTCAACTATTGAAGAGTACGCCACACTGATTAAGATTGGTTCTAAACCCATCCATCCTATGGCTTTAGCAGCACATGGAATCTCCAGTGAAAAGGCAAACTCTGAGGGAGTCCATCCGATGGAAGCTCTTACTAAATTCCATCAACTAGCACAGGATGCTGAGTTCTTCGTCTGCCATAACTTTGACTTTGATTTTAAATTAGTAAAGATCATGGCCCACTCCCTAACTCAGGAACATGGAGATGAACCCACTCTCATCTTCGACGAGATCAATGAGATCCCTTATAAATGCACCATGAAGAGTACCATTCAGTTCTGTAATCTCCCCTTTCCATCTGGGCGTAAGGGACAAAAGTTTCCAAAACTTGAAGAACTTCATAAGATTTTATTCAATGAGACTTTTGAAGGTGCTCATGATGCCTTAGCTGATGTACTCGCAACTAAACGCTGCTACTTTGAACTTGTCAAGAGGGGGATACTATAATGGATACTATGCAGAAGCCTACTCATTATACAAGTATTGAAGGTAGGGTATGGGAACCCTGGCCTCTTGGTTACATCAATACTAATGATGTTAAAACTTATCTTCAAGATATGATAGTTCTTGAATCCTTTCCAGTTCATGCTCTTAAGTTTAAAGATGGAAGAGAGTGGGATGAAGTAAATGGTTGGAGAAATTCTACTCCTAACTGTACATGTAGCGATGATCCTAGAGAGATGGCTTGTGATACATGTCTTAATAGTCTAAAAGATTCTCCTATAGAAATTAAATTAGGAGACTCTCTCATCAAAGCCCACTCCATCATCAACGGTGAAAGGCAAGATAGTTATGGAAATCCTGAGGATTCCTTCGCATTAATTGCAGAGTATTGGAATGCTTATTTCTCTGAAGGTAATATGGATCTGAAGAAACTTACTGCTCTCGATGTAGCCCACATGATGATGCTATTCAAGATCGCCCGATGTACAGGCCAACAGTCTAAGCGTGACAACTATATAGATATTCAAGGATATGCCGCTATTGCCGCTGATCGACTTGTGAAGGAGTAAGATATGAAGACTATAGAATCTGTATTCTTCTCACTAATCATTATTATAATTCTAGTTCTTATGTCAATCTCTCATGTAGAGTTAGACAAAAGACTAAAAGTTCTTGAACAATTAAGACTTGAGCAAGTTGAGAAAGAAAGATCCATAGTAGGCTATTGGACTTGGAATCCTCAGTACTGCCAATACTTTTATGAGGCAAAGAAATGATCATGTGCCCTAGATGTGGACATATACACTCTGAATCAAGATGCCCCAAGTGTGGACATTGTGCTACTTGTGATTAACCCTGTGTTGATTAAATCCACATAGCAATATGGTAAACAAGATGAAATCATTAAAAAGAAAAGAGTTTGAAAAAGCTAAATGGATTCCAGATCATCTTGGCCACCCTATAAATCCAAAGGCTGATCCTAAATGTAAAGAATGTAACGGACATGGAATAGTTGATGTAGGTTATACTGGATGCTCATTAGAAAATTGTCCCTCATGTCATATAAAGGATACTGTATGATACCCAAAGCAACATACGTTCCACCTTCGGGCGACAAACTAACTGCCAAGTACATCGTGATAGGTGAACAGCCTGGCCGTGCCGAAGTAATGAAAGGCCGCCCATTCTGTGGACTATCAGGTTTGGAGCTTGATGATAATCTCCACAAGGCAGGGATCACTAGAAGTGAATGTTACTTCACTAATGTCATTAAAGATATAGACCGCCCTCTTGCTCACTACATAGAGTTTACGAAGAAAGGTCCGGTGATCCACCCTGAAGGGCAGGAGTATATCAATCAACTGGCGGCTGAAATCAACTCATGCTCAGCTACGGTAATCATAACCCTGGGAAATATCCCTCTATTTGCCCTCACTGATAGATGGGGTATCAACCGCTGGCGTAGTTCCATTCTCCGATCCAATCTGATTGGTGGAGATAAGCTGGTAATCCCTGCACTACATCCAGATACTATAACTTACAAGTATGTCTACAAGAACAAACGTCTTCTGATCATGGATCTCCGGCGGGCTAAAAAGATTCAAGAGAATGGACACATTCCTACCCCTCGTCAGATAACCATCCGCCCTACCTTCTCACAGTCTATGCAGTTCCTCACAGCCTGTGAACATTATGGTCTGATGGGCAATCCCATCTCATATGATATTGAGGTGGATGTATTCAACGGAGAAATGACCTGCATCTCTTTTGCCTATGATGCTGAGAATATTATCAGCATCCCTTTCACTTGTGAGCATGGAGATTACTTCACCATTGATCAAGAGATAACCATTCTTCTTAAAATAGCTAGTATACTAGAAAATGCTGAGATAGAAAAGTGTGGGCAGAATCTCTGCTTTGACTCCCATTACATGCTCCGTAAGTATGGAATGAAAGTTAGAAATATGCACGACACTATGATAGCTCAGAAGACACTCCTCCCTGACTATGCTGTAGGCCTGCATTTCATCTGCTCTCTCTATACTGATATCCCTTACTACAAAGACGATGGTAAATATTGGCTAAAGGGAATAGGAAACTTCGAGAGTGGCTGGAGATACAATGCCCTTGACTCAGCCGTATGTGCTGAAGCCTTACCTAAGCAACTCCAAGATCTGATCCGTCAACAGAACTACTATGCTTATGAGCGTAAGTGTAAGACCATCCCTGCCTATGTATACATTATGGAGAAGGGAATTCGAATCAACGTAGCCTCTATGACTCAAGCTTATAATGAGATGGGCCATGAGATGGAGGATACTCTAAAGGAACTCCATAGGGTTTGTAAGTTTGACCTCAATCCTAACTCGCCCAAACAGGTAGCTAGTTATTTCTATAAGCAGAAGGGCTTACCAGCCTATAAGAACAAAACCGGAGGAGACACAACAGATGAAAAAGCTCTTAAGAGAATTGCAAGGAAAGGTTATGGAGAAGCTTCACTCATCCTTAGACTCCGGGGACTTTCAAAAGAGCGAAGCACTTTCCTCGACCCTGCTAAAGTTGATGCAGACGGAAGAATGCGGTGCTCATATAATCCCGTTGGTACAAGGTTCTCTAGAGTCTCAAGTAGTGAGAATATCTTCGGGACTGGTAACAATCTACAAAATCAACCTCACAGAGTCCTCACCCACTTCTTAGCAGATCCTTGGCATATCTTTTATGGACTGGACTTAAGTCAAGCTGAGAATAGACTGGTCGCTTACATTGGCCGAATCACTCAGATGATTGAAGCTTTTGAAAGAGGTGAAGACATCCACGGTCTTACTGCTAGAATCATGATGAACATCTTTTTCAATGGTAAGTCTGATCATCTAACTGTGAAAGATCTAGCCCCTATTGGTGATGGTAAGAAGACATGGAGAGACTGGGGAAAGAAAGCTAATCATGGCCTAAACTATGACCTAGGCTATAAGACCTTCTCTCTATATAATGAAATTCCCGAACGTGATGGTAAGATGATTGTTGATATCTATCATAAGGCATATCCTGGTGTACGTAGTGGCTTTCATGCGTACATAAAACAGTGCATCAACAAGAATAGAACCTTAACTAATTACATGGGAAGGAAGACTCTCTTCACTGATCGCCTTGACGATGCTCTTTATAAGGACGGATATGCTTGCATACCCCAGGGGACAGTTGGAGATGTGATTGATCAGAGAGGAATCAACTATGTATACTATAATACTAATCCACTCTTTAAATATGTACAGTTATTGATCCAAGTACATGATCAGATAGGATTTCAAATTCCATCGCCCCTGCATCCTGAAACTCCGGTGAGTTGGGAAGACCACTCCAAGATTTTAACTATGGTTAAGAGTAGTCTTGAGACACCCCTCTATACTCATTATGGTCAACGGTTTGTAATCCCTGCTGATATAACCATGGGAGTTTCTCTCAACAAAGAATTAGGTAAGGATCTGATAAAGAAAAATAGTGAAGGAAAGAAAGAGACTTGCCTAGAACGTAAGTTCTTAGAACAATCTTACTATGAGGTTACAAAAAGATGGATGCCGACGCTATCATGATTAAATCAACACAGCAATCAATCTCTAAGTGGGATCGTCGATTCTTAGACCTTGCTAAACATATCTCTGAATGGTCTAAAGACCCATCCACAAAATGTGGAGCAGTAATCACTAAAGGAAATAAGATCATCAGTCTAGGATTCAATGGCCTAGCTTCTGGCATCGAAGACTACGCTGAGCGTCTAGCCAATCGTGAAGTTAAGTATAAGATGGTAATTCATGCTGAGGAGAATGCTATCATCTTTGCCAAGCAAGATCTCAATGGATGTACCATCTACTTATGGCCCTTCCCCCCTTGCTCCAACTGTGCTGCTAAGATAATTCAGACTGGCATCACTAGAGTAGTAGCTCCTATCGCATCAAGCGATTTGATTCAGCGGTGGGGAGACTCTCTCAAAATCTCTACCAACATGTACGATGAAGTTGGAGTTGAGTTTGTGGAGGTAGAATGAAAACTATAATTGCAGGATCTAGAACTTGCTTTGACTATTCATTATTACTTAAAGCTATACAGAAATGTGGATGGGAAGTTACAGAGGTTATTAGTGGAATGGCTAATGGAGCAGATGCTTTAGGAGTTAGATACGCATCTGAAAATAAATTACCTATTCATAAATTCCCTGCCGCCTGGAAAAAGTATGGAAAGAGTGCAGGGTATAAAAGGAATCAAGAGATGGCTGAAGAGGCTGAAGCACTTATAGCTATATGGGATGGTTATAGTTCAGGAACTGCTAACATGATTAAGGTAGCTAAGTCTAAAGGACTTAAGATATTTGTGGAGGTAGCTGATGTCTAATAATTTAAAGATTAAAATGATCGGACCTTTTGGAGAATGTTTTTTTACTGAAGTTCCCATAGTATGTCCCTGTGGAGGTATAATTGATAAAGAGTTTTCGCATTCTTTAGGAATATTTCCTATGAGTTGTAGAGAGTGCAAGGCTATATTTGTGGAGGTAGAGAATGCCTCGTAGACTTGCCGACTGGTTGGACTCTTACATGGAGTTCACAGATCAAAGTGAACCTCCAGAACTCTTCCACACCTGGACAGCTATCTCCACAGTAGCCGCTGTCTTACAACGTAAGTGTGTAATTAACTGGGGACCAATCCGATTCTTCCCCAACATGTATGTAGTGCTATGTGCCCCTCCTGGTAAGGCTCGTAAGGGTACGGCTATGGCTTATGGTTCCACCTTCCTTTCTCGCATAGGAGTGAAGGTAGCTGCTGAGTCTATAACCAGGGAGGCTCTAGTCCGTGAGATAATGGAAGCTGCAACTACTGAGATCAATGATGAGACTGGGGAACTTACTTTTCATTCTTCACTCACCATTTTCTCTCAAGAGTTAACAGTATTCCTCGGTTACAATCAACAACAGCTGATGATGGATCTTACTGACTGGTTTGACTGTGGTAGAGGACCGGAAGGAAAATGGACTTATCGTACCAAGCATCAAGGTACTGATGATATCACAGGAATTTGGATCAATCTGATTGGAGCCACAACTCCTGGCCTCCTTAGATCAACCCTCAGTATGGATGCTATAGGTGGTGGATTAACCTCACGGATTATCTTTGTGTATCAGGAAGAGAAAGGAAAGTCCTGTCCAGTACTCTTCCAAACTCCTGAGATAGTTAAACTTGGTGAGGATCTCTACTATGATCTTGAGCAAATCTATTTACTCAAGGGACAGTTCAAACCATCCTCAGACTTTATTGACTTATGGGTTGAGTGGTATGTTAAGCAAGAGGGGCGCTCTGTATTCAACACTCCTCATCTTGAAGCCTACTGTGAACGCCGCCCAGTTCATGTGATGAAACTATCCATGATCCTAAACGCTTGTCGCACAGATAGCATGGTAATTACATCTGTAGATCTTCAGAGGGCTATCAGCCTATTGGAAAAGACTGAATGCCACATGCCTAAGGTCTTCTCAGGTATAGGTAAATCTCAACATGCTGAGGTACTCAGTAAGGTAATGAATGAGATTGGTTTGACTGGAAGTATTTCTCTTAGAGAATTACAGAATAAATTCAAGTATGACGCCGATGCTAGAGTCCTAGATCTCATTGTTCAAACTCTGAAGAGCATGGGCTTTATCTCCACAAGAGACACAGAGAGTGACACAATCCTTATACATAATACTAAGGGAGGTGTCCAGTCATGAAAGCTCTAGTGGATATGCTTCACTTACTTCTATGTCAGATGCCTCATATCTATGACATCATGAAGATTGTTCATCGTGAAGAAGGAAATTGTTACTACTATCTGGAGAATGATATAGCCCACAGTGATACTCTCCCTGACCACTTAAAGTGGAGGAAGGTAGTAGAAAACTTTAAAGCCTCCACCGGAATGGTTACCGATAAGGAGGCTCTAGAGTTTATTAAAAGAAGTATTGAATGTACTCAGAATATTAAGCGGCTAGTAGGTACTAATGAATCCAAGATGAATTTCATCCGTACTCTCATAGACCTTTAGGTAACTTGAGGGAGGGGCTTTCTAACTTAAAGCTAGGAGCTCCTCCTTTCTTTTTCCTCTCATCTATGTAAATCCCCAGTATAATTTGATAAGGATCTCCCCCCCTACTAGCAGTCTTAACTCCCTTAAGTATCTGATTAGTCATAGGAATTCCCCAAGCATATCCAATCGACTTGGCTATTAACATACTGGCATTCAACTTCTGGCGTTGAGTCATACTGCCCCAATCCATCAGATCATTAACAGCCTTAGCAGCCTCTGGTACATCCTGTGCAAACTCCCCAATTACTCCACCAAGACTACTACCATACTTTGCAGATCCACCCCACACTGGAAGCTTCTCAGTAAACTCCATCATAGAATTGAATAATGCAGAAGGAATTCCTTTACCTTCTTCTCTTGATTCCACATAAGCATCCACGGGCGTTGGGAAAGGAGAGTTCATTCCAGCAGCCTTAAACATCTCTCCTATAACCATTGCACCTATAATATATCTAAAAGCTCTACTCACCTGTTGAGGTTTAGTGATATCAGGATTCTTAATTCCTCCTATATCCTGCAAAATGTAATTAAAATCTGCAATTCCAAAGGTCTGAAGAAGTGTCAGCCATTTAGTGGCAATGCTGGCTTGAATAGGGGAAACTGCCCCCCTTGTTCCCATACCCTGAGTTCTCTCTACAAGATCATCAGCATAGGCTATAGCATCTTTTTCTCCTAATTTCAACTTACCTTTAGCATAATGAAATCCAGCATTCCATCCAATCTCAGCTACCACACTGTCGATTAAATCCATAGGAGCAAAGGCCACCTTAGTGGCTATAGCCTTCCCCCCCTTCAGAGTTCCCATCTTCATCTGATCTATAAAATCACTCCATATCAATTCAGCCTTACGAATATGAAGAGAGTTGGAAAGAGTCTGAGCTTCTGATTTACTTCCCTTGAAGGGCTTCTCAATCATGTATCTACCTGCCCCATACAAAGATGATGGCAATCCAAGATTGGCATATACACCTATGAGGGCCGTAGGTTGTTTTAGAAATGTCTGAAGGTTACCTCCGATAATTCCTACAACTATATTCTTACTCAACTGTTGAGCCACATTCCTGATGAAGGGATTCTCAATAGCCATAATAGAGGATGTTCTATCTATTCCCATTATCTCATCGGACCACTTAAGGAGAAGTTGAGATAGAGCTGGATTATGATTCTTGAGAATAGTACTACCCTTTCCATTAGGCTTAGGCAGAGGAACTGTAGCCAATTCCTTAATCTGTGCAGCTAAAGGTCCGATGTAAATCTCCTCTAATGTATAATTAAGATAAGATTCCATAGCCTTGAATACATCTAACTCTATGGGAATATCTGATACCTTTCTAGTCTTAGCATGAGGATTAAAAATCCCATGATAGTCACTAGATATGGATGAAATCCTACGAGCGTCCGTAGTGGTGATTCCCTCCAGTACTCCCATCTCTCTAAGAACATTCATCTGCCGCATGAGAGGGAGGTAGTTCTCTTTTCCATTCTTATCAAGCAGTCTAGGAATAGGTTTTTGCCCTGTATGAGTACGGACATAATTAACTCTATCCAACATCTTAGAAGTAGTCTTAGTCATCCAATTGAATACTTCTATTTGCTTAGTATTCATAATAGGAATATCTTTAGGTTTAATTCCCATAGCAGTGAAAGCTTCTTCTCCACCTTTCATATCTGCATAAGCAGCTATGGCAAGATCTTCTCTTTCCTTCCTAGTTAGACTATCTCTCTTAAGTTTAATCTCATCGCCGAGATCTTTATACTCTAATTCTTTTTTAGTTTTAAGGGCTCTCCAATCTCTATAGACTTCAGGAATTCCAAATCTTCTGAAAGCATTAATCCTAGTCTCAGTAGCCTGGAGATATCTCTGGATATTTCCTGTAGATACATTAGCTATCTCTCTGCCACTCTTAGGATCAACCTTAACATTAAGATCCCCCCAGATATTATGTCTAGTAGCATTCATTATCTTAGAAGATAGTGACTTAGTGATAGGAGGCATAACACTCTTTACCTCCCCCATCTTATTCTTCTTAACTGTCTGATGTACTATAGGTTCAGTAGGATTGAGAATCCTCTCAGTGATTGGATCTAAATCCCTAAGCGTCTCCTTATCCTTAGGCATCTGTGCTAAGGCTACTTTGAACTGGGCAATAGATTCAGGACTCATTCCTATCATATCTAAGAATTCATCAATACTCTTGCCAGCTTTCTTAGAGGCCTCAACAACTTGTTCCATTTTATCTACGGCTATACGAAGAGGGGTCACATCTACTGCCCCCCTATCATTATTCATTATACTCCAGAGATCCCTTGTCCCATCCTCACTCATCTCACCATAGTCAAGAATCTCATCGGATAGTCTATTCCTACGTTCAGAGGTAAGACTCTCTACCCCATCTTCCCAATTCAAATCCTCAAACCCTTCCAACTCAGGTTCAATAAACCATTCCTTAGTCAGAGGATCTTGAATCAACTCTCCCTTTTTTCCAGTGGCTTCCTTATAGATATTACCCTCAGCTTCAGATTTAAATGTAGCGAAGTTAGAGTCTATTACTGGAAGATCTTTCGACGTTACTGGAACTTCTTTTGCTACGTTGATTTTTTCCACATAGCGTTCCTTGTACCTCTTAAACGCATCTGCAATCTCTGGACGAATGGTCTCCTTAGGAGTATCTACCTTCTTACTCTCCTTAACTAGGGCCTTCAGATCCTTCTTCAACTGAACTTCCTCAGCACGGAGAGCTTCTGATGTAGGTTCCAATTCAGTGGAAATTTCAACTGGAGCCTTAGTCTCCACAGTCGTAGGTACAGCCTCACGAACAGGAGCATTAGGATCCTTAACCACTGTCCTGTAATACTTATCCCCTACCTTAGCTACCCAAAACTCCGAACCCTCTGGCTGCTCAGCTTCTATCTTAGCCTTAGAGTATGGAATTTCACTCATCACTTCAAGGTCAGCTTTGAGAGCTTCCATAGAAGGATACTCAGGAATCTCAGTCTCAGTGAACTTCCCAACTGCATACTTATCTCCAATCTTAATTACTTCATTCCCCTCACCCTTACGATCAGCAACCTTCTGTGCTGAATCAATAGAGTCGAATCTTCTCTTATCCTTAATCTCATAACCCTCACCTTTAGCTAGAGATGTATTATCAAATTCTGAAATTATCCTAGACTCTTCAACCTTAGGAAGTTCAGGAAAAGGTTTAGCAGTCTTCTCATTAACAACCTTCTGAACTAGTGCCTCAGTAACTGGGCCATCAGCAGTTGTCAACTTCTTAGCATTATCCAAACCTTCTTGTCTAACTTTATCAGCTGCTTCTACCTTTCCCCTAGCATCAAGACCATTAGCAAGATCTAACTTCTGAGTTACAGCATCCCTTATAATAGCGTCAACTTGGGCAGAAGGTTCAGTTACCCCCATCTGTTCAAGAGTCTTAACTTGATTAGGTTTGTCTACAGCTTCACTAAGTTTATTAGGAAGAGTAACCTCAGGTTTATTAACTCCTCCTAGAATTTCTAATTTCTTTCCAGTCCTATTCTCATAAATCCCTCCTACCATATTAAACAACTGTTGAGGAAAAGATCCCTTCTCATGCAATTTATTATCTCTAATATTCTTAAATACATCAGCCATAATAGCTTGATCTTCAGCAGGAATAGATTGCTCAAAACGATCTAATTCCACTCCAGGAGTATCCATTTCTGAAGTAGGAATCCCTGTTCCTGTAGGTTCTAATTTCTTACCAGTCTCAGGTAATACAATAGTCTTTTCAATTTTAGGCTCAATTATAGAATCTCTCTCTTTAACCAACTTGGCAATCAAAGCCTTGGACTTAGGCCCTACACCTTTCATCCCCTTGAAGTCAACTCCGCTTACATCACCTTCAAGATCACTAACAATCTTAGCAACTCTATTGAGAGCACCCTTAGCATGACCTTCCCTCTTAAGAGCCTCAGTCATAAGACCTTCAGCAATAGACTGATTACCTTCAAACTTAGTCTTAACATTTGAAGCTATAGCCTCCTTAATATTAAAGTTCCTTAATGCATCTAAAGCTGCTGCTGCAACGTCAGGAGGGGTTTCAGCAGGAATAGTCTTCTCAGCTTCCTTGAAATCTTCCGCAGTCAAAGGCTTACCTTTCTCAAGTTTACCTTTGAGTAGTGGGGAAGCTAGAAGAAGACTGTTAGTAACATACTGAGATGCTTGGACTCTCTTATCGACCTCTTCCTTAGGTGTAATAGGATCAGCCAACTGTCTAACAGTATTCTCCACTGAACCAAGAAGAGTTCCAAACACTACATCAATAGGCTTCATCAACAACTTACCAGTATCTGTAGTAGGATGATATGTTCCAGCAGTACTTATCTTTTCTGCAACTTTCTGTCCTTCAGCAAGCCCTCTAGTTACATCAAACTTATCCTTCTCGC